GATAATTTTCATTAAGTGCTTGTAAATACATACGATGATCTTCTTTTACTAAGGCTTTAAAGGTTGCATCACCTTCATGCTGGACAACAACCATTTCTCCAGTCTGTACACAATCATTAGGGATGTCTGGATCAATACAAATATAATCCCCATCATTAAAATAAGGCGCGTTGCTTGTCCCTTTAACAATCATGTAAAAGCTATTTTTGCCTGCACTTGGTGGAGCTGGAAGCCATTGATTTATGTCATATTTACTTATACTTTGCACTGAAGTCCAATTTCCTGCTTGAACGTGGGTGAGAACAGGCAATAATCGTGAAACGGGTCTGAAGTCTACTACACTCGACTCTTCAGAAGTTTTGCCATACATTAGATACTCAACTGTTGTATCCAATGCTAAAGCTAATTCATGCATGTTCTCTAGTTTTGGGGTGTTTGTTTCATTTTCCCATTTTAAAACAGAGACATCCGATAAGCCAAGCAATTTCCCTAAGTCTTTCTGAGTAAGCTTTTTAGCTTTGCGTAAACTTTTTATTCGTTTGCCGATAGTTTCCATGAAAAAGCCTTAACTTTATAAACTAACTTATGTTAGCTATTGACTAACTAACTTTAATCACATTTAATAAACTAACTTGAGTTAGTTTTTATGGGTGATTTATGACACGTGATGAAGCAATCAAACTACTGGACTGCACATATTCAGAGCTTGCAGAGAAATTAGGAATTACAACAGCAGCAGTGGCACGTTGGGCTAATCGTGAACTTCCGTATGACCGTGAATATGAAATACGTGAATTGGCTGCTGGTCGTACACCTTTACGACTTCAGAAAGCAACTCAGAATTTATCTCATGCAAATAATTAAAAAAATGAATGTTATGGGAGATTTTTAACATGGTTTTATCTTTAATCGAACGTCGTGAAAAAACGGTTATGTCATTAGAGCAAGCTTTAAAAGCTGCTGTATATCGTCCGGGTGATGAATATCTAATGGCACAAATTGCAGAAAAGAACGGATGGAATATCAATACCTTTCGAAGTTCCATTAATCCAACGACTCCTACACATAAAGCAAATATTTACCATTTCGAAGCTATTTTAGATGAAACAAAAGATAGCCGAATTATGGATAGTGTTTGTGCAATTCATGGAAATGCGGCTTGGTTTGAGTTGCCTAAAACCGAAAATTTAAATACCGCTGATTTTGTTATGAAAATAGGCAAATTAGCACAAGAGCAGGGTGACTTATCTCAATCCGTAGCTAAAGCCATTGGCGATGGTTGCATTAGTGCAGATGAGTTAGCAGTAATTCGTAAAGATGCATTTGAACTTATTCGAGTTGTTTCAACGATTCTAGCTATGGCAGAAGAACATTATCGAGGTGAACATGGCTAGACCTAAAAAGGGCCTTGATTTAAAAATTGTTAAAGAAAAGACCTTCAATCAATGGGATGCTATTTATCCCCAATTTGGCATTACCATGCCGCCTAAAAAAAGACATTCCTCATGTCCATCTTGTGGTGGAGAAGATCGTTTTTACTACGATGATAAACAAGGTTTTGGTGACTTCTTTTGTAATAACTGTGGTGCTGGTGATGGTATTGCATTAATTGGCCGAGTTACCAATTTAGTTTTGCCTGAAATTATCAAAGAACTTGCTGCAATTGTAGGAATCTCTGAAGAGACAGTGGTGACAGAAGCAGATCGGGAGAGATGGAGAAAAGAAGCTGCATTACGTAAACGGATGCATGAAGAAGAGCTAGAGAAAATTCAGAAAAATGCAGCTAAAAAGGCGCTTCGACTTTGGAACAATACGCACCAAGGAGATGAAGATAACTGTATATATTTAAAAAATAAAAAGGTCAAAATTTTTGATTGCCAAGTTAATTTTGATGGCGATTTAATTGTTCCTTTATTTAATGAAAAACGAGAATTGTGGAACCTTCAATATATCAAAGCTGATGGGTCAAAGAAGTTTTTACCAGGTGGACGTAAGAAGGGCTGTTTCCACATTATTGGGACTATAGACCTGGCTGATCCTGTGATTTGTATTGCGGAAGGGTATGCGACAGCAGCATCGATACACATGGCAACCAATTTACCTGTCGTGGTTGCGTTTGATGCAGGAAACCTACCTCCAGTAGGACAAGCAATTCGGTCTTTAGAACCAAATGCACGTTTACTTTACTGTGCAGACGACGATAGTGCAAAAGAAGATACTGGCCGAAAAATGGCTAATGAAGCTGTTGCTGTGACAGGCGGTATGGTTATTGTGCCAATCTTCAAACATGAAGATGGAATTAGTAATGAATCACCTAAGCTGGAACAGCAACATGCATTAACTGACTTTAATGATCTCCACGTGAACTTTGGTTTAGAGGCGGTCAAGGGACAGATCGAAAGAGCCTTGGCTTCTTTCGCATCTTTCCCCGCACCCCTTTCCCCAACAGACCACAAAAATGAGGGGCAAAATCGGGAAATTTCATCAAATCAAACTGCTTCAACTGATTGTGTGGCAGAAAATGGGGGTTCCAAGGGGGAGGAAGGTGTATACACCCTTAATCTTGAATCATGTCTAGGTCGGTTTTGCCAGATTGAAGGTGAATCTAAATATTGGGATATGCATAGAAAGGTTCAGATTAAAAAAACTGCTTTCCAAGATATGTTGGGGAGAAGCCTCTTTGCAGAATGGTCGAATCACCCAAAGCGAAAATTAATTGATAGTAACTCTGTTAAGAATATCTTAAATAAAGATATGGACCGACTTGAGCAGAATATGAGTGAAAGATTCATTATGCTCGAAGGTACAAAAGAATCATGGGATGTGAAGAGAAGGCGCACCGTCCGCAACGATACAATCAAGGATAACTTTCGTTCGGGTTATGAGGTTTGGATCAAATCAGAAAATAAAAAAATGATTTGGTTTGAAGACCTTGTATTTAATCCAACCATGAACGTTAAGCCTGGGCAAATCAACATGTTTGACGGTTTGCCAATTGCTCCTATGCTAAATGATGTTGATCAGATGATTCCAATTAAGAGTGCAGCAGAATTATGCCAGCCAATTATTAAATTACTTCATCACACCTGTAATTATGACAAGGTTGTGGTGGATTGGATATTAAAGTGGTTAGCTTATCCATTGCAAAATCAAGGTTCTAAAATGGCTACTTCGATTCTTATGCATGGTGAAATTCAGGGAGCAGGAAAGTCATTATTCTTTGGAAAAGTTATGCGAGAAATTTATGGCAAGTATTGCGTGACACTTGGACAAAACGGGCTTGAATCAATCTATACAGATTGGGCTGAGCAAAAGCTTTATTGCATATTTGAAGAAATTTTTAACAATAAATCTAAGTACGGAATGATGGGCTTGATTAAGCACATGATTACGGGAGAAACGATGCGTATTGAGAAAAAATTCATGAGTGGTTATGAGCAATCTAACCATATTAACTGTGTGTTTTTATCAAATGATACTCAACCACTTCCATTAGAGGAAAAAGATAGACGTTTTCTTGTCGTTAAACCCTGTGGGAAATTAGATGATGAACTAAAGCATGAGGTACTTCAGTGTATTGAAGGCACGGGAGTTGATGCGTTTTACACATTCCTTTTGCAACTACCTTTGGATGGTTTTACTACGCATACGGAACCGCCATATACGGATGCAAAGCGCGACATTATTCAATATGGTTTGCCCTCTTGGAAATTGTTTTACCAGAAGTGGAGTACTGGTGAGCTTGATTATCCTTTCTGTTGTTGCTTATCAACCGATCTATATAAGGCATATGTGAATTGGTGTAGGCATTCAACAGAAAAGCCTTTACCAGAAAATAAGTTTTCATTTCAGATTGCAACTATTCCAGGCGTATCTAAAAGGCTTGGAAGGTATAAAGAGCAAGGTACAGGTTATAGCGTGGTAAAACCTGAGAGACAGAAGACAATAATTTTTGTACGCGAGCATGATCCTCAGTCAAATGAAACTCTTGTTGATTGGTTGACTTCACAAATACATGAGTTTAGTGCTAAAGTGCATGGAGATGTCCCGAATGTTTTACAACAAGCATAATAATACTGACATCGCCCATTGTTGTTTTCACAACATGTTAAGGGCGTTAAGGGATATGTTAAGGGTATTTTTCTACACCCTTAACATCAACAAATCCAATCATATCAATACTTACAGCCTTTATGTTAAGGGTGTTAAGGGTTTCGCGTGCGCGCGCATACGCGTGAAAAATATTGCATTGAATAATTTTATTAATAAATTAATTGATAAAAATTCTTACGTGCGTGAGAAGAATACCCTTAACACTGTTAACACCCTTCACAAGCCTTACCAACTAAGAGTTATATACTTTTATACCCTTAACAATACTCTTAACACCCTTAACATTGTTTAATGGAATAGGTGCAGAATGGAAAAATATTTACGTTTATTAAATCCGAAAACCACCAACTATGAAGCTATTCCTTCAGGTTGTCATGGTGCTTTAACTGCTGCTGATGTTTGTATTGCTATGAGCTATGCAAAATTAACCCCATTACAAGATAATTTGTTTCGTTTGAAGTATCTTGGTGCAAACAATATCGATAACGTTGAGTTGTTTAGTAAGCTGTTGCTTGCAAAGTATCAAGACAAATTTATTCAAGCTGGTGTGAATATGATTTAT